TCTTAAAAAAGATTAATCCTTCTTTAACAACTTTACAATAGAGTTAATTAAAAAATTAACATGACCCATACCGATAGTTTTTACAACTACAAATAATTCTCTTTCTCTATCTGTCATGTGGTTTTTATAATTACCTAACTCATCAAAACTTGTAAATTTAGACCTTATCATTTCCTCATCCCATTTAGAAATCCAATTAATTTCAGAAACATTTATCATTGCGTCAATTCTTTCTTTTTCTTCTTGTGTAAATACTTTTGACATTTTTTCATAATCTATTGACATATTTCCCCCTGACAACAACTGATTAATTTTAAGTTTTCTTTTAGTAAATCTTTTTGACTTCCCCATTTTTCTGTAAATGCTTTTGGCGAATAGTGATAGCTTTCTTTTCCGTGTCTATGATGATTTGGACATAAACCAATAACTTCAAAATTACTAGCTTTCTTTGACATACCTGTATGATTTTTTATGTGGTGTAATTCGCAAGGTGTTTTAGGAAATCCTAATTTATGACATATAAGACAACCAAACTCCGCAACCTTATTCATGTGTTCTTTTTCATGTTTTGTTTTAGTAGTTTTCATAGACAAACTCTTTAACTAAAAAATCTCTAGTACCTATTTTTTTAATCTTTTTAATATTTTTAGTACATATAATCATTTCCTCACCTATCTCATCTTCCGAGATTGACATAAAGAAAGTATATGCGTCTTTGGTTTTTTGTAATAGATAACCTTCTGTAAATGCTATTGCGGGTTTATCTTTTTTTGCGTCTGTAATTGTTTTCCATTGATTGTGGCTTATATGATCTGTCCACCATACCTCGTATTTATCAAAAGTATGCATTACAAGTTCTTTAGGTTTTTTACGCACCATAATGTTTTTTTTCTTTCATTTGTGTTATCATCCTTGTTTTCCATGTTTCAAAATTCATTTCAACAATCTTTTTTTCCCAATTCCATTTGGCCTCGTTCTTAACTGCAATAGCAAGGGCTTCAATATGTTTCTTATATCTGTCATCTGCTCTTGCCTCTCTCTCTTGGGCAACTGCACTATCCAATTTGCCCGTGTTAGAGTTAATCATAAATTCTTTCATAAGTGTTGCCAATAAAATTTTTCTATTATGGTCTAATAGCGACAATTCTGCTTTTGCGTCTGCGTGTTTTATTCCTATTTCTCTTAATTTTTCTAGTTTTTGTTCTAATACTTCATCAGACATTGAGTTCCTTTATGTTTTTAGATTTTGCCATACGAATATTACAATATTGAATAAACTTAATGACTTCTTTTCCTGTTGCTACGGGAAAAATCTTTTTAGAGTGTGGAAAATGGCCATACTTTCTTTTAAAAGTCCAACTAGCCCAACCTTCTTTATAACCTTTTTGTTTTGCATAAAAAACTAATTGTGCGTAAAAGTTTTCTTTGTCTTTGACATTTGGTTTAATTTTAGGCAACTCAACCAAACGGCCTTCCTTAATCAATAATAACTTTTCTTTTCTTGTTGGTTGATGACTACAATTAGGACAACTGCTATCATCTTTGACAGGTTTATATACAAAATGACATTGAGTACAGGTTAAAGGTTGTTTTTCTACCTTTTCTTTTTCTTTTAATTCTTTTTCTTTTTTGCTTGTAGCTTTTAAAGTCCATTTAGGTACATCTTCGGGAAATCCATGTTCATACACCGCACCGCTATGATCTATGATAAGTGTATCTACCTTGTTCGGATAAGGTCTTAATGATCTACCTATCATCTGTAAATACATGGCATAAGATTTTGTTGGTCTAGCAAGTATAACACAAGACACTTTTGGCTCATCCCAACCTTCTGTCAAGACCATACAATTAGATAATACTTTTATCTCATCATTTTTAAGTCTTTGTAATTGTCTTTCTCTTTCAACCTCATCCATAACTCCGTCAATATGGCCACTTGGTATTCCGTTATGATTAAATATGTTAGAAATATATTTACTATGGGCTATTGAAGACGCAAAGACAACTGTTGGCCTGTCTTCACCATATTTGACCCAATGACTAACAATATCACCAACTAATTTTGGGTTATTCATTTTCTTGTCTAATTGGCCTTTATCATAATCCCCTGCAACAACTCTAATCTTTTGTAAATCGGGTATTGAAGGGGCAACTATTCTATTTTTAACTAAATAACCTTGTTCAGTTAAAGATTTAATAGACCCACATTCAACAAGTTCTTCATAAACATTGCCTAAACCTTTTCCGTCTGATCTTATAGGTGTTGCGGTAAGGCCAATCACAAATGCGTCTGGATATTCTTCTATTAATTTTTGAAACGATTTACTCGTTGATCTATGGGCTTCGTCTAAAATAATTAATGTTGCAATAGGTTTAACAAAATCATCACGGCCTACTCTAGCATTAAAAGTTTGAATACTAGCAACTTGGGTACTAGCAAAAGCATTTGGGCTTTTTTCTGCCATTAATACACCATGAGGCATTTTAAATTCTGCAAGTTTTTTGCTTGTCTGCATAATTAATTCTCGTCTGTGTGCTACAAACAAATTAAAACCAAATTTTTCTTTTGACTTACTCATCATTTCACAAGCAATAACAGTCTTACCACTACCCGTTGGGGCAACTAATAATATCTTTTTTTTACCTCGTCTAAAATGAAATCTTAAATCTTCAATAGCTTTGTTTTGATAATCTCTTAATAAATTCATTTGTTTTCCTCTTTAGGTCTATATCTTTTCCATATATCATTAACTTGAAACATAATCTCTTTTGGGTCTTCCTGCGGTTTACAATTCTTGCCAAACTCTAAACCTTCATTTTTTAAATATTCATAGCTTTCACCTCTCATCCTTATCGCTATTAAAATTTTAACTAATTGTCCGTGTCTGTCGCCTTCATCCGTGCCATATCTTAAAGTACCTGTATATTGGCCTTTGTATAAACTTGGCGAATAATCAAATTCTTTAACTTCGGGTTTTTTAAGATCATAATATTTTTTTAAATCTTGAATTGAACATGGGTCATCACCAAACATTTGCTCTACTCTTACGGGTTGCGACCATTGTTTGTTATGATAAAAACCTGCAACTCTCATTACTCTAGGTAAATCTTTTACTTTTGGGTCGCTATTAAACCTTGTTGCAAGTGCTTGTTGATACAAACTAAAACTTTCTAATGGACAATCTTTAACTAACCAATAACAATGATATTTACCTTCACTTGATTTTACAATTATGTTTGGAAATAGTTTAAGTTCTTTAAAATTAGGTAAAGGCGACCCGTCAAGATCAATAAACAATGCCCTTACTTTTTTAATATGTTCAGTAGTTCTACCTTTTAAATCAGTTTCATTTACAGTAAAAAACACACCCGCACCTTTTAAATTTAATTGTGCAAGTGTTTTAAAATGTTCTTCTAATGTTCCATGTACTTGTTTTATAAGTGCCTTATTTTTGCCTTTATCACAAAAAGTTTGAAAACTATGTTCTTGGCCAAAATATCTAATAAAAGTATGATAATGAGAATTTTCTGTATATTTATTCACACATTACTCCAACAAATAATTTGCCGTCATCTGTATAGTAGCCTTGTTTTGCGGGGTCGCCTTCATACTCCCAATAATGCGTTGATATATCTTCTCTTATAATATCCGCCATATCACCACAGGTCGTTATATTAGGGTCAAATTTGTACTCAATTTGTTCTAATCCACATCCAACACACGACCACAATAATATTATTATTTTAGTGTACATATCAATCCATAAATTGTTTTATAAATTTACTTGCCAAATCATCTTTGTTTATTGCTTTAGAATATCCTACTAACATCCCAACTTCATAAAAAGTTTCTTTTTCATTATTGTCTTCCCATAAAGTTTTGTAATCTTTTTTTACTGACCAATATATACTTGCTATCAATTTTCTTATTTGTATAACTTCTTCAAATGTGTTTAAATTATGTGTTAAGTTTGCCATTAATCCTCTTTTAAACTTTCCGAAGACCACCTTTTTTTAGCCCCTAATTTACCTGCTTTTGACCTTAATTTTCTGTTCTTCATTTGTTCTGCTCGTTCTTCTTCTGCCTGTTTGCAAATTAAAAGGGTCTTGTTGCCTTCTGTTTTTTTATCAAATAAATGTTGTATTTTAGGAAATATCTTTTTGATCTTTTCTAATCTACAATTACATAATCTACTTAAAATTTCCCAATCATATTCAATATGAAATCCCCGCCAACAATGACAATATAACAAAATATATGCCCCTTGTTCTTCCAATGATAATTTCATCCTATTGGGGTCGCTAATCCAATCGTTTGCATAAAATTGGAAAGCAGGTGATTGTTCGTCTGTCGTAGATTTTCTCATTTTTTAATTGCTATATATTCGTAGTTAGCTACTCCTAATCTTTTTTGTACTAAACTAATAAGGCCTTTTTCTGATAATCTCATTACAGTATTCGTAAATCTTAAAATTTCTTTTTCAAAATTTGCATGACTTTTTTCTTGTGCTAAATACCCTTTAAAATATACAAAACTTTGACCTTTATTAGAATTGTGCAACCATTTTTGAAAATTTAGATAATCCATTTTAACCTCACTACAATAATAATTACATTTATAATTAACTAAAGTCAAGTATATATTAAAAGACTTGGCCTTGTCTATACTATCTTGTATTGCAGTTGTAGGTGTAGTTGCAGTTGAAGGTGAAGATGAAGGGGATGTATTTGCCATAAGCAAAAGTATAACAAAAGTATGGCAATGCTATGGCTATGCTATAACTATGATAGAAAAAAAGAGGCGATTGAAACAACAAAGAGTGAAAGCTAAAAATAAAACAACCGCCTCTAATAAAGACTTACTGATTCGGATTGATTTGTAAGTCTGGTCTTAAATACTCTATATCAAATTCACCCAATTTTGCAATTTGAAATGCCCTAAATGGTGGAATAACTTTCCATTTAGATACTGCGGGGTGAGATATATTTAACATTTTGGCTAGGTTTTTACCCCCATATTGATTAATTACCTCTCTTTTCCGTTCTACTGCTAATTGATAGTTGGTTTTACTCATATTTGAGTGTCCTTCTCATGATTTAAAATAGACAAATATTTAGCTTGTTCCTTGACCTTAATTGCTTCATCCGTCATTGTTAGAATTGCGTCTGCTTTTCTAAAATGGTCGGGAATAACAGAAGACCTATCTATATTGATAATTTCTTTTGCAATTCTTTTCTCTTTTGCGTTAAGTTCTTCAATTAACTCATCTAATATAGTTGCCATATTTCGTTCCTGTTTTGTTTTAGCACAAAAGATTAACAAAAGTCAATATAAAACTTGACTAAAGTAAACAGATAGTATTTACTATGGTTAATTAAATAATAAATAGGAAAAAAATATATATGACTATAATAGCTACAAGTGGCGGTGAACAAAGTTATCCAAAAATACCCACAGGTGTTCACAATGCCCGTTGTATCAAGGTTATTGATCTTGGTACGCAAAGACAAGACTATGCGGGTGAAATTAGTTGGAAAAGGCAGATATTAGTTATTTGGGAAGTTCCCGAACAATTAAATAATGACCAACCAATGACTATCAGTAAGTTCTATACTTTGTCCTTACATGAAAAAGCTAATCTAGGAATGGATTTAACTTCATGGCGAGGCCGACCTTTTACTGAAACTGAAAAACAAGGATTTGATGTATCAAAACTATTAGGAGTTCCTTGTCAATTAAATGTAATGCACAAAGATAATGGTAAAGAACATATTAGTTCTATTATGCCTCTTAACAAGGATAGTAAATTAGCAGAACAATATCATCCTAGTGTTGCATTTGATATAGGTGATTTTCAAAAAGGCCAAAAAGATACTTTTAATCAATTATCCGAAGGGATAAGAAAAATGATTTTAAGATCAAAAGAGTTAGACGGAATGGATCAAACGGATAACGGGGATGAAGGCAATGGTAATGATCTAGGAAATATACCTTTCTAATGAAATATACAAACGCAAGTAATTTGCCTAAAGCTATTGAACGGGCAGTAGAAAATGACCCTTACGAAAGTAATTCAGATATATCTACTACTCGTTTAATTGCCCCACCTCGTATTCGTGTATTACAAAAACGAAATTGGGATTTAATTGAAGAAGATGTTAGCGATAGAATATTCTCATTGTTAGGTCAATCGGTACATCATGTTATAGAACGAGCAAAAACTAGAAAAGAAATATCAGAAAGAAGATTGTATTATAAGGATGATAAAATCACTAATGGTTGGACTTTAAGTGGTCAGTTTGATTTACTTAATCGTGATGGCCATTTAATAGATTTTAAAGTTACATCTGCTTGGTCTGTTGTTTCTGCTTTAACAGAAGGTAAAGCTGAATGGGAAAACCAACTTAATGTTTTAGATTTTCTTTGTAGGAAAAATCCTAAAGATTTAATTAATTATAAAACAGAAATAAAAGTAAAGAGGTTATCTATTATGGCCATATTAAGAGATTGGTCTAAAATACAAACCATGAAATCTGATAACTACCCTAGAAAACAAGTGGCTATGATTCCTATTCGTAGGTGGACAGAAGAAGAACAAGATTCTTATGTTAAAGAACGAATAAAGATTCATCAAAATGCAGAAAAAGTTTCTGAATTGCCATTGTGTACTGCTACTGAAAGGTGGCATAGGGATGATAAATTTGCAGTAATGAAATCTGGCCGTAAGTCTGCGGTTAGGTTGTTTGATACAAAGCAGTTAGCTTTAGACTTTCTTAAATCGCAAGGAATGGTTGAAGGCAAAGGTTGTTCTATTGTAGAAAGAAAAGGTGAAGATGTTAGGTGTCAGCATTATTGTAATGTTAATCAATTTTGTTCTCATTATATGAAAGTAGGTTTTTGAAAGATTTAATCAACAAACTTAATGTTATGTCTTTGTATTATAGAGAATACATAGTAGGATTTATATTAGGTTTTATATTAGGTGGATTAATATTTTGACAAAAAAAACTCCCTCAAAAACAAGTGATGTAGTAAGGCCATTTGTGTTTACGAAAGACCCGTTAATTATGGACTTGCTACAATCATTTGCCAAACGATCTGAACAAGGTATGAAAGAATATGGCGGTACTATGGGCAAAGCAGAAAAACCGCTAGATGTATGGATAGATGATGTGATAGAAGAACTCTATGACGCTTGTGTTTATCTTGAAAAAGTTAAGAGAATAATCAAAAAACTCAACATTAAAAAATAATATATTTAACTTGACACATAGTATATACTGAAAGGTATTATTATGATAAAGTTTATATTGGTATTGCAGTTATGTTATTCGGGTGGCCAATGTTTTACCCCAATGACTAAAACAGATTTTGTGTTTGATAATTATAAATCTTGTGCAATAGCAGGATATGAGGAAAGTTTAATGATTATAAATGAAATAAAAGATATAGAAACTAACAAACCAATTATAAGATTTTGGTGTGAAGAACATAAAGATGAAAAAAAAACAAGTATCTAGCCCCAAAATTTCGTTGGATGTAATCTCATACCAACTAAAAGAAATACATATAGATGTATGCAAAAATAGTAGAGATATAGAACAATTAAAATCGCAAGTAGCAATGGGAAAAGGTGGAATTAAAGCCGTTTTTGTAGTAGGCTCACTTATAGCACTTATACTCGGTGCGTTGCGAATATTTAAAATATGGGGATAACATGATAGGAATATTAACAAAACTTCTACCAACAGGAATAAAGTTAGGTATGGAGATAATGGATAATAAAAGACAAACTAAAAGATTAGAAAGTGTGGCGGAAATGCGACACGCAGAACGCATGGCCAATGGTGAGGTTGAATATCAAAAAGCCGTTATGACTAATAATCAACAAGGGTGGAAAGACGAATTTGTATTGATACTTGTAAGTTCCCCCGTGTGTTTATTAATTTGGTCTATATTTTCTGATGATCCTGCAATAATGGATAAAGTAGAACAATTTTTTGCGTATTTTAACAATATGCCTCTATGGTATCAAGCATTATTTATTGGTGTTGTATCGGCCATATATGGTCTTAAAGGGGCTAACATAATGAAAGGTAAGGGTTGATATGTCTTTTGCAATAGGAGTGGTTTTAGGGGTGGTTTTGTGCCATATAAACCATAAATATAAGGTACATAACATAATCAAAGCAAAGATTAATAGTTTATTACCTTAATATATGTTAGTAGAATTATCTATGTATGATGAATTAAAAGAACAAATAAAACATCACGAAGGATTTAGAGATACTATATATAAAGATAGTCTAGGTTTTGCCACAATCGGATATGGCCATTTAGTATTACCAGATGACCCATACGAAGAAGGCAAAACTTATTCTAAAGAAGAATTATCAGATCAATTTGACGAAGACTTTTCTAAAGCTAAAAATCAAGCATTAGATTTAATAGGTACTATTCCTTTAGTACATAAAGCCCAATGTATAATTATAGAAATGGTTTTTCAATTAGGTGTTGGTGGTGTATCAAAATTTAAAAAAATGTGGGAAGCATTATCCAAAGGTGATTATACAGAAGCCTCTTTTCAAATGATGGATTCTCGTTGGGCAAAACAAACACCTAGTAGAGCAGAATCTTTATCTAAAGCCATGAACTCTTGCAAAACATAGAATAATATAATATAACTTTACTCAACTATAAAGAGTATGATTATATTAGAAAATATTATTATAAATTACAAAGACTTACAGACAGGCAATACAGCTGAAATATTGCAAACTGTACATATTACAAATGGGGTAATCAAATACATTGATCCTAAAGAACAATTAAAAAATCTTGAAGAAACAATAGACGGATCACCAAAGGAGTTATATGAACAAACGCATCTTGGTCATTAGTGATTTACATATACCATATCATCACAAAGATAGTTTTGCTTTTTTGCGAGAAATTAAAAAATTATATAAACCAGACTTCGTGGTTAATATTGGCGACTTACTTGATTTCCATGCTATATCTATGCACGATCACAACCCTGACCTTCATTCAGCTGGGGATGAGTTAAAACTTTCTAGGTTATATATAAAAGAATTAGAATCTATATTTCCAGATGTAACAGAAGTAGATTCAAACCATAGTAGTTTAGTATATAGACGAGCATTAAAATATGGAATGAGTAAAGAATTTCTTAAAGGTTATGGAGAATTTCTTGGTACAAAAAAATGGAAATGGGTAGATGATTTAACTCTTACAATGTCTAACAATCAAAGATGTTTTTTTACACACGGAAGATCAGCAGATATTTTAAAAGTTTCACAAACAATGGGTATGTCAGCAGTACAAGGCCATTATCATACTAAATTTGTAATATCTTATTGGGCTAACCCAGACAATTTATTTTTTGGTATGAATGTAGGTTGTTTAATTAATCAAAAAAGTATGGCTTTTTCTTACGCAAAAAATTTTAAAACTAGATTTATATTAGGTTGTGGTATTATAATAAATGGAATACCTAGATTACTTCCTATGGTTATTAATGATAAAGGTAATTGGATTAAAAAATTAGTTTAATTATTTAAAAATTCTTGTAATGAAATTGTTTCTTTTGTTATATTTTCAAAATGTTTTTGTTCATTGTCTAAATTAAAAGTACAATCATAATTTTCTAATTCTTGTTTAGCTAATTTAGGTGTCAAATAACCTAAACCTGCTAGTGTCCAATTCCATAATTTATGATTTACATGACCAAAATAAGCATCAAATGTATTAAAGTTTGGTACTGCACTTTTACTATATTCAATTATTTCTTTTACTTGTGGTGTTAGATGTTTGTGTTCACTAATCATTTTCCAAAATTTAGTATCAGTTTTATTAGTTGCATAATGCAATACTAAAAAATCTCTCATATCGTCATACAATTTAGACATCTTATTATTGAATTTAGTTCTCATTTTTTCGTCTAAATGTTCAACACAATAAGTTTGTGCAAATGTCATTATTTGAACTATTGTTGTATGAATACTTGTAGCTTGTAATGGTTCAGCAAAA